ATCCATTATGCCATCGAAATTCAATCCCTCGATCTTTATTGTCATCTGATCCTGGGGCGGTATCTCCGCCTAATGTAAGAATAGGGTCATCAACGGTAACTGTGGTTGAATTTACTGTAGTGGTTGTCCCACTAACCGTTAAATTACCACTCACAACTAAAGCTCCTGTAACTGTCGCTCCTGTTTTATCGAGGGTAAGGACATCATCAATTGATCCGTCTGTGCCGTCAGCCACACTAAAGATTATCTGCCCTTTTTCAGTCCCGTCACTGACATCAAGCTGCTTAATTCGCATTCTTGCAAACTGCACCTGTTGATTATTGTCATTCCCTGCATGATAATGGATGTCATAATAATCATTATCAGCGGGTGAAGCAGATGTGCGATCATACCTCATTAATGAAGTACTCACTCCATCTTCATTTTTCTGTATTAAAATTGGGAGTGTCGAAGATTCCCCATTAATAACAATATTATCGATAAATAAGATCTGGCCATCTAACGATAAGTTATCGTGTGCCCCACCTATCCCCCAAATCGAAGGTGTGATTAAATTTCTATTATCGTAAACAACTGTCCCTGGTCCCCTAAAAATATTATAAAGAGGCGCATCTATAGTCCCATTGATCGTTAATGTTTTCCCTGCTGCAATCGTTGTATATGCCCCAAAAATATATTTAAGATTTATGTTGCTGGGGATAGTTAAATTATCAGAAATATCCCAATTCCCAGGTGTTAAAAATACCGTTCTATCCGCCCCTGATGCTGATGTAATGGCTAAAGAAATTGCATTTTCATCTGTTGCCGTACCATAATCTGATGCATCAATCTCATTTGTTGTAGCCGCAGCACTTGGTGTGAATGTCATGTTTTCAATTGTTTGTATAGTCGCATTATCTGAATCTGCAATCTTCACGGTATATGTTCCGTCAGCAAAAATCTCTCCTAATCCTCCAGTTGTGAGGATGACAGGGTTAGCACTTGCTGTTCCCTTTTCTGAGTCCGTCCAAATTGTTTTTAAAGTTGAGCCGTCAGTAGCATAGAAGTACACTTTTCCTTGACTCAAAGGCGATCCTGCACTATCTGTAAGTCCTGCTATTAATATATCTACTTGCTTTGCTTGTGCCATTAATAATGTCCTCCTAAATTAGGGGTAATATATAAAGATCCTGTCTCATGATCTTTTTGTTCTGCGTTTTTACGTGCGGTTTCAGCTAAAAAAACCAAATCCTTAAACTGCTGGCCTGTAATTCCTCGTTGTGGGGCTAATTCCACAGCTAATAATTTAGTTAGAGGACTAAGCCATTCTTGCGGAAAATCAGGATTATCTGTTGACGAATCCATATCATCAGAATATTTATACGCATTAAATTCAAATACATAATTTGTTGCTGAATCGGGATATGGATATAAAAATAATTCAGGGGTTGCTTTCCTTTTAAACCAAAACTGAGTTGGAGCAGCAGTGCTATTTGTATCATATCTATTAAAAAATTCTTCATTCGTAATCTTTGTAATTTGAGAATTTGTCTCTGAACTCTTGTCCCGTCTTAACCCATTCTCAATATCAATAATATTAGTGTCTAATTTAGGATTACATATTGATGTGTGAGCTGTGCCATCTACCCATGTAGCGCCTGAAGTGGTAGTTAATTGCTTCCAAAAACTTAAATATTGTGACCCTGTAACAGGTTTATTTGTGGTTGAGGCTGTGTGGTTTCTTATACACTCATAATCAACGCCATCAGATCCCAAAACAATACTTGATGCAGTTAAATTAACTGTAATTATTTCTTGGTTCCATAACAGAAGACCTAAATTCTTCTGAATCATATTTAACAGCTTACGCCCTGTGCTGTATTGACCTCCTGTTAGAGTAGCCCCATCACCCAATGCATTTATACTTTTATATGCTAATTCAATGATCTCATTGGTGATTAAGTTAAAATCAGAAGATCCACTAATTGCCATATTATTACCCCCCAAATACCCAATCTAAATTAACAAGGATGTTTGGTTCAATCTCAACTTCCCCTAATGCTTCAATTGGTATTAGTTCAAATGTTAATTCTATTTCTTTATTGCATAACTCATCTAATTCTTTTTGAAGTTTAATCTTATTTTCAGGAGAAAACTCATATTGGCCTTCTTTCCCTTCTACCTCATTCCCATAATGTTTAATTCGTTCATTTTGTGTTTCAATATATTGGGAATATTCTTCATTAACCTGCTTAATTATATTTTTAATTTTAAATGAAGTAAGTGCTTTTAACTTTAATCCTCCTAACATATCTAAATATTCTTTTGAGGTTTTTATTGTTATTAGTTTGGTCTTCATCCTAGCTCCTTAATTATTCAAATTTAAACTTTCTAATTGGCATTTTATAATTCGCTTGATTATCTTTATAAGACGGTTTATCAAAACAAAACTTACATACTAATTTACCTGTTTGAGGTTCAAGCTGAAGCTCACTCCTCAAAAAGATAGAACTAGCGCATCTGTCACAAGCCCTTTTATATTCAAAGGGCTTATGACTTCTTTTTAGAGGCTTTTTAAGCGCTCTTTTCATTTACGCCCCTGCGTTTCCGTAAAAACTTCTCCAATCGTATACAACTGGGTTTCCTCGGAAATAAGAAATAACTTCTCGGACCATTTCACTGTTTTTGTAATCTTCCATGAATCCTACTTTTTCACGTTCCTGATACCCACTACCATCTACATTAGTTTTAATGTAAAAGGCGTTTGTATCCGTGATATACGGGCTTGAAATGTATCCGCCAGGAATACGACCAGTAGAACGTCCAAAAGCGTTCATGTCATTATTAGCAGTTCCTGCTTTTAGCTTTGAGTACAATAGCTCTTCTGCTGTTATTGCTCCTTCCACAGGTACAATTAACAATTGAGGCTTAACATCAATTTTATTGCCCCTAGCATCAGTAAATTTACCGACAGCGGTACTCATTGAAGTTAGACTCGCCATAGTTAATGCTGCTGCTGAAGAAATGTTTGATCCTGTGCCATTTGACCCTGATAAGGGGTGAGAATCAGAAAACAATGGAACCCCATCACCTAAATTGGTTGAGAAGCCATTATTTATCATATTCATACATATCGTTTCTACTGTATTTGCAGCAGAAGCACCCATACTTGTAGCTGCTTTTAAAATTTGTGGGTATAAGTTATCAGCTAATGCCTCATGCGTAAGCAAAAGACGCTTCGCATAAGTTTCATTAATACATGTGGTTTCGTACCCTTGGTTAATACTATCAAGGCTGGAGGGCTGTCCCTCAGCTTTAGTCGCATGAAGTCCAACGCCACTCATTTCACGATAGACTCCTCGTTCTGTATTTGAACTTATAATTGGGAATAATTTAAGGTAATTACGTTCCGATTCGTTATACGCAACCCCATACGCCTTTTTTATTCCCTCAACTAAGAAAGCTACTTGTTTTGATCTAGTAATTGTACTCATCTATTTATCCTCCTATACACTTGCGTTACTGATTGAGGTGTTTTCAGCTATCTGGACTAACAACTTAACGTGTTCTCCCCAAGCATTCCCAATCGCACTAGATATACCAATAATTCGTACTTGTTGACCTGTCCCAACATTGTCAGAATTAAGCTCTATTTTAGATACCCCAGTAGTGGTGTCACAGTTTGCAACTACTAAATCTGCTGTAGCTCCTACTGCTGCAACTGTAAGGGCTGTCCCTGAATCTGCTTGAATCTCAAAGATCATGCTAGGATCAATTTTCTTAGCGATAATTGTCCCTGCGGTACTTGCTGGTAAATAAGAAATTGATTTACCTGTAGAATCCTTAAATCCTTCGGCCACACCAGATAAAATCACACCTGATCCAGCAGCTACACGAGCTACAGAACCGTCTGCCTCAATAATATATCCATCGTTGATTCCTATCGCAGCAGAATTTGAAGCATCAACAGAAACTTCAACAATCGCTGGATTTCCACCCATTTTATATACTAACCCTTGTGGGTTGTCAGTATTTGCCATATTTGTCCTCCTTAATTAAGTGTGGGGACTAGAATTGTGCACTTATTTGTGCGTTTTCAATTCCCGTTTTACCCACGTTGATTTGTTTATTTATATTACTTTGTCGTAATGCCTCCGCAATTGCTCTTGTCGTATGCATTAACACCATCCCCTCAAATTGGATGTAACCGTCAGGGTTAGCATCTATTCCTATATTTGCAGCACGAAAATGAAGATCATAATTATTTAGATCTTCAGGCATGGTAAAGTCATACCCCATTGCGATTCGTGAAGCAGTTAGCTTTATGCCTTCCCAGTAACAAACGTAGTTTTGATTTTTATAAAGATGCTGAACGGCTAAAAAGTCATGTCCTTCTAGACTATTGACTATTTTTTCAGGGTCCAATTCTTCTAAATTAACTCTTTTTCGTTTGGGAGTTGCAGATATTTTTTGGTTAGGTAATTCCGTTCCTAATTTGGCAGGCGTTTGAGAATCTTGTTCAGGTTCCCTATCCCGTAAAATTTTCATTGCAGCCTCAGCCTTAATCATCGGCATTCTTACCGATTTATGCACTGTGCCGTTGGTCTCTACTATAGAGTATAACCCATTTGCTATTGTTGTTAAAGTTTTAATGTTGTCCAGCTTTACATGTTTCTTTTTAATTTCTAACGTTTCCATTATTATTGCTCCTGTTTATTAACCGCATTTGCGAGTTCTTTAGTTCGTTCTAAAAGTTCTTTTTCTCCTAACCCTGGAAACATCATACGCACATGATTTAACTCAGAACGTGTTATTTTTGTCGTTTTTTTAGAGGGACGTTCCAAGGGCGCCCCTTCTGTTGTGGATGAGTTCTGATAAGGGTTTTTCTTAAACTCAGGCATAGAATCAACCTGTTTAGTAACTAAATCTAACTGTTGTTTAGCATTAAGATGACGATAACTAGGATCATTAAGTATCTCTTTATGAATCCCCTGTGCTGCGTATGTTCGTGCCTTATCGACCTCATACCACGGGTTATTAGATTTAAAATAATGAGCCATATCCTCTGGGGTCATTTGAGAACCCATATTGGATTGTCTCAAATTATTAACTTGATCCTCGTACTTTTTAAACTCTTCATAATCAGAAGATTCAAACGCATCTTTCTTCTTTTTATCTAATATTTGTAATTCGTGATCCGTTTCTTTAGTGGAGCGTTCGTTCTCTTTTTGCAATAACTTATCAAGTTTGCTTTCTAACTCTGCTATTTTTGAGTCCTTTTCTTTTTTCATAGCAGTTTCTCGTTTTAGAACCTTCTCAATACGCTTATTTACTTGAAACCCTTTCTTAGCTTTAGGTTTTTCAACAACTTCTTCATCTTCTGAATTAGATTCTTCTTCATCAGAATCATCCTCAACAACAATAATTTCATCCTCATTATCTTGTTCGGTAGTTCTTTCTTCAGGGGCTGATACCTCTTCTGATCCAGGTCTTTCAGTCTCCTTTTCAATGATCTTTGATAAGGATTCAAGATCGTAGTTTTGTTCTGTTTTAGCTTCACTCATTTATTACTCCTTTTTTAAACAAAGAATTCGTTTTGTTTACATTCCACGTCTTCATCAACCTCTAATTCAATTGTATGAAGACCTCTCTCTCGAATGTAGAAATACTCCTCATCATTCCATTTTTTAATCGAGAATGCGTTTCGACCAAAGCTAACATAATCCCCAACCTTAACACTCTCAACTTCATCCCCAATTGCAAGGACAGTCCCCTCAAATTTTTCCATTGGTCCCCCATATACTGATTCTTTGGTGAGGATAATCCCACCTTCTGTAACCTCTTCCACAGTTTGTTTTACAACAACACAATCAGGTTCAATAATTGTTACTTTGGTCTTCATTTATAATCTCCTTTTAAACTCTTAAATTTATCTAATATTTCACCTAAGCATTCATATTTTCCTAACGACAAAGCACCTCCTTCTCTCATACATTGCTTGCTGTCTAATAAGGTCTGCTGAGCCTCAACCCGAACGTAAAATAGATATTTTATGAACATGAGAGTTCGTGAGTCAGTGACCCACGATTCCCAATCATAATCTCCCATTTCAGATTCAATATCTGATGGAGTTTTCCCTAAAATAGATTCATATTTATCTATTACTGAGATTGTTGTTCACCTCCCATTTGTTTCTCTTTTTTCTCGACTTCTTTTGAAGCCTCATCAAGGTTCTTTTGCTGCTCTTCTGCTAGTTGTATTTGGAGTGATTGATGTTGTGTTACTATTTGTTGCTCCCTTACCGATTTAATAGAATGGTCATATATCGCCTTAATTTCTTCTATTTTTTTGGGATTAACACCCATCGACTCTAATAAGTTAGTCGTACCCAATAACAATGCCTCTGGGTCTTGCTGTAAAAAGGGATCTTGCTTAATTAAATTCAAAATCGCCTCTGCTTTACCTATTGCTTCTTGTTTATTAACAACATTAGGGTCTGCAACAGGCATGATTGTTAATTTAGAGGAGTAGTCATCACGTGTAATTTGGAAAGGTTCAACACCAGAATAATCAACCAATGAAGATTCATCTAAGAAGATGCTATACATCATTTTCATACACTGGAATTCTTCACCTAAACTGATGTGATATGCCTTTTGTATATCCGTAAACAATTTAACTGCTTCGGTTTGAGCAATAGAAGCGGCTGTTGCGGTTGTATCGCTACGGGGTTGTCCACCTGTCATAAGTTCTGTGACTGTACTAAGTGAATCGACCTGAACACCTAAAAACTCAATCATATGTAAAAGAACGGGTGCTGGTGGGGCAAACTTTAATTGGAGAACACTCTTGCTTATGTCTTCTCCTTTATTATTGATCTCCTTTAGTTCTCCCATTTTCATTTTATGGGTACCCCGTGGTAAACCACTCCCTTTTGCAATGAACCCAGTCCCATTAGTAGCTAATGTACCTGCATTTATAAGCTGATTTACGGCTGTATTCATCGACAAAACCAGTGGATATAAAAGTTGTCCAAACCCATACCCATAAATTGATTTGTCATTGGGAATAAACGTGTAATTAATAAAGTATTTAAGTGCTTCGCCCGTTTCAGGATGAGAACGCTTAATAATTCTGAATATTTTTTTAGATTCTTTATCTAAGGTAACAACGACTGGAATACGAATATCATCACTTTCTTTTAAAAGAATGTAAGTGTGCATTTCTAAGACATCTCTGACTGAAGTAAAATCAATCTCTTGTGGTAAGGATTGACCTATATTCTCTTTAGAAGAGCTTGTTTCTGCGTCCACTTCTTGAACACTAATTGGGCTTAATTCCTGATCCTTATAAATACCTTGCGCCATTTTTATTTTGACTTCATTATCATTTGGTCTAAGCACATGCGTATATCGATAACATTCTGATAAGTCCCTAGAATGATAATTAACAATAAAGTCTTCGGGTAAAATGTGAGTGGAGATAACTTTCTTTTTAATCGAATCCCAATACACTTTTCTAAATGCGTATCCATCCCTTGCTAATTGCATTCTAGTCTTTCGATGCGACTGATAATGATTAGGTGTCCCATACTTTAACTGATGGTTAAAGTGAGTCGCTACTTTCTTAGATCGGTAAAAACTGTCCTCATCTGATGAAACGGGATCAATCTTAGCGATTTCACCTCCCGTCTCTGAATTAATGCCTGATCGACTCGCAAATTGGATACAAGCCTTAGTTAAAATCGGTAATTTTACAGAAGAAGCCTTCTCAAAAGGTGTATTTTTCTGTTCGTGTACAAGATCATGCAACTTATTGTATTGCTCACGCATATCTTTGAGTTCAGATATAGATGCCTCATCTTGTTCAAATCCATCTAAAACTTCTTTAGCTATGCGATCTAGTTCTTTGTCCTTTATTTTTTCTGCTAGATTTTCAAAATAAAGTGACTCTGACGATTCTGGTATATCTTTAGACTTCGCCTCATACACCTCTTCTTGTTTATATTTTTGTTCTTCTTGTGTGGGTGTATCTTCTATTACTTCTGTTCCTGGTACTTGCATTATCTCCTCCTTAATTTTTTGACAAAAAAAAAGACACAAAAACCATTTCTGGTAATTGTGCCTCTTGTTTTCTTTGGGTCTTACGACCTAAGTTTCTGTGAGCAATATTAAATTAAATCTGTTTATTTTTTTTGTTTAACCCTCCTATAGACCTGTTTGTCTATATTTATCTGTAGTGGAACATGATCTTTTACGATAACGTTGATAGACCCACTCTCTATCCCGTTCTCTTCAATAATATTGATTATACTAGAATTTTCCATCATTAATACCCCGTGACAGGGTCTCTTTCATTAGACCCATCTACATATAAAGCATCCCAACTAAGGTCATGCTCTTCCCATTCAGTCTCCAATAAAGCAAGTCGGTATAAATTCTCACACATGTCATCGTCTTTCTTAGACGGCTTCCCTTCTTTGTCATACATCCAATTTAGGCACTGCTTAACGGTTTTCCCTAAATCTCTAAAGAAAAACAGCATAGGGATCTTATTAACCGTCATTAACAATGAATTGATCGTAATGACCCCATCATTCTTCAACTTAGAACCTGCCTCTAAATACATATCAAAACGATTAAGGGCTGCATCTATTTTCGCCCAAGTTGAATGCTCAAAATCCTGCCCAGCAGTGTTCCCTTTCGCCAAAGGGTCACAAATAACTCGATTTATTCTTAGCATATAACGATTCTTTTTTTGGATAATGCTTTCAGCTATAATGTCACCGTTACCTGACACTGTGTCCTCAAAACAAACATACTTTCTCCCATCTGGTGAGGTTGCTAAATATAAAATGTCATGCGCTTTTTGGATACCAATATCTATTGCAACATCCACCATCCAACTTGAAGGTATTTCAAAATTTCTTTCAACTACATGTATTTCTCGATCCATATTTAGTATTATCCCTGACTTGTAGCTAGGAACTCCCCTTAACCTTGCAGACCTCTCGTCTTCTGTAAGTGTCTTGGCGAACTGATCTACCCCTTCTTGTGTAATCCCAAACCCGACATTATCCTGAATATCACTTGTAAAAAATATTGTTGATTTGTCTAATTGGCCATTCTTGTCTACACCATTTACAACATCTTGATCTATCCATGCCTCTTTCAAAAGAGTCATGGCGAATATTTCTATCCCCTGATAATCCACAAGACCCCTAGCGCACGCAATTCTATTTTCACGTTTAGGCGGTTCATCGTATATAACAATATGACCATTCCAACCTTCAAAAACTGAACTCTCTGAACTATTACTTAATATCTCAATAGTCCCTGCTGGATGTGTCCAGTTGGCCTCAACGCCTTGCCCGTTTTTCCTAGGGTCAAATCCCCAACTAGCAGGCCATAATTCTTTTATCGTTGCAACGATAACTGTCTTGATGTGCTTTTCCCAATCTTGGCCTACTATCCTTATCTTAATTGGTGGCTCCCACCCTCTGCTATTCCAAAACCATGTTCCTGCCTCGTTTGGATCTTCCCACGGAAAACACCCTTTTATCCCAGTCAAAGCCGTAACCCCTGTACTGGAAAACGTCTTAGTTGTCCTATTCGCACCCACTAACCCCAATATTTTGTATAGAGGATTCTTTAATGCTTCAAAATATTTTTTTTGTATCGGATTGCTTTCCCATTTCCCATGTTTACCCAAATACCCTTTCTCAGGGTCATTAAAAAACAACAGCTTATTCTTCTTTTCATATTCTTTTTGTTGTTTAATTAACGATTTTTGCTGTATGTCTAATTTTTCTTGCTTCGCCTTTACAGCCTCAATCTCTTTTTCAATTTGGGCTCTTCTCTTTGCTTTTTGTTCAGGCGTTAGTTTTTGTTTCATTTTTCTACTAATAGTCCATTCGTAGCCCAGTCAGATATAACCGTTAAAACTGCATTTGAAATCAGTAATGACGGTTTTTCAACACCATTGCTTGTTTTTAATGAAATACTCTTATTATTCCTTACTTTAACTTTAAATGCTTTAGCTTTTTGTAAATAACTAGCGTTGTTGATCTTAAAAAACTTAGATTCAAATTCATTTTCAGATAGCCAGTAACTATCGCCTTTATCAGGGGTTACTTTATATCCATTTTTATCGTTGCAACGATAATTGAGATCATCCCCACTAAATTCAAAGTAGGTCATCTTCTCTGCAACTACTAATTTAGGATCACCTACGTATGTGTGTTTAGTCATTATTAGTCCTAAATAGCCTAGAAAACCAAGGTTTATTTGTTTTTTTCTTTGTTTTTTCGGGGTTTCTCTTTAATTCCTTAATCTCCTCGAATGCTTCATCTGATTTCTTGTGTAATTCTTTCATTCCCTCACCTGTTTCCTCTTCAGGCTCTTCCTTTAAAGGCTCTAATACCCATTCATGGTTTGGGTCGGGGATGAAGGTATAATCCGGTCTTTTATTCCAACTTAAACCGGCCCTTAATATCCATCCCCCAGGGACACAAAGCCTTCCAAATGATTCTTCATCTGTGACATAACCACCCGCTCTCTGTATTATCCATTCAAAATTACGGGGATAAACCCCTGGAATCTCTACCTTTAATTCTTTTTTACCCATCTACACTCTCCTTACAATATTCGCACATAAATACTCCTGTCTCATCAGCCTCTTCTATCTCTTTTTGGCTAACACTTATAATATCCAACCTACACCCAGTACATATTTTTGGTTGGTTCTCATAATCGTAGGCCATGTGTGCAAGCTCCATGTAGTCCTTATACACCCAAATAACGTGATAACAAGATGATACAATTAAGTACGAAGGGAATACCTATTAAACAAAGGGCGTATATTGCGTACTTGTATTTTTTCTTCAGAGATTTATATTCCCCTAAACAGGTCAGATATCGCTTATTTAAATATAATTTATTGCTATCATAGCTATGATAGGCTTTACCATTGTTTTTTGTTGCCCTGAGATACCTACGAATAGCAAAAGTAGCTATGCTCTTTATTAAGACTTTACCCCCAGATTTCTGGGTGTGCAAACGACAAAATGCCTTTAAATCCGCCCATAACTGCTTATCCGTCACAAATGAAACCTCTATCTCTTCATTTTTTTCCATAAATACCTCCTATATGTCTATATTTTTACCGCTTAAATCATTCTCACACTCAGAAATTAAACGATTTAAGTACCATTTCGCCTTAAATAAATCTTCAATCCCCTTCTTCTTAGGGAATCTCCAAATATATTTTAAAATATTAGCCTTTAACGCACCTTGGAATTCATCTTTACTCATTGAGGACTTTATTGCGTCTATACACTCAATCTCGCCAGACTTATAATGTGAAGGATTTATGTTGTCTTTTTTAGAAGGCGTGAGCTTATCCCCATTTTTAGCATGCATTTGGCCACACGCTATAAATAAATGCTCATTGTCATACTCTGTGTTGCAATATGCACACGTATATACCTTCTTTATATCTGTATTAGTAGCTTTCATGGTAGTATATAAATAGAATTGATGATAAAAAGCATGTGAATAAAATAATGTGATCTTTAATTACAACGTAAAGTAAAAATCGCATCCCAATAAATAGGACAAAGCTAATTACTGTCAGGACTAATATAGGAGTGATATATTCTCTCACTCTCTTAGATCCTCTGGGTAAATTAATGGGTCAGGTCCTTTGTAGCCTTCAGCCCAACAATGGGAGATCCTTTCGTGATTCTCTTCACAGGCTTTAGCTCCTTCTGCAATTTCATACCTTTTATTGCATTTCTCACAGAAATATGCCGTAACTTGCTTTTTAATCATTTGGCCTTCCGAAAACATAAAACGAGGATAAGATTAATTATTCTAATAAATGCTTTGTTGTTATATAGATCATGTTTTATAAGTTTGTAAAAAATACCACCCATCAGATCATTAATTACCTTTGATATTTCTGATATTTGGCTGATATTAACCTGTTTAACCTTCCCTTCCCTCTTAGCAATTTCCTGATTAAATTCTTGAATTTTCATTTTTATTTCTCTCCTTTTATTATTTTATTAACACGGTCCACTAAAATATTAATCTTATCCGTGTTTTGCTTAATAGCCTCACCGTACCGTTCATCCCCAGCTATATTTGAGTCCATAATCCTATTTATTCTTGCAATGCGAATATCAGTATGGCCTTTATTCTTTTCTATTTTTTCGTCAATAGAATTTAATCTTGTTCTTATATTTTTTATATCTAAAATTAATGGTTCGATCATAATAATCTGAATGATAAGTGATGCTAGAATCCCCAGACACATAATAATAAAAACAATATCTAACACACTCATTTATTTCCTCCATGATAATGCTTCGCATAGCCACTAGATATCATTATTTCTGATAATGACATCCCGTTTACCAACACATCCGCTATAACCCTAAAATACTTGCCTCGTGAAACGTCCCTTAACTCAAAGTAAGTAGCTTCACTAACTATCCCTTCCAAATAATTCTTAGCTGCGTAGCCTAGTCTCTTCTCTCTTTTATTTCGGGTCCGAATATCAGGAGTGTCTATCCCTTTTAACCTAATCCCTATGTTTTTACAGAAAATAGGCTCATTACAGGATAAATTAACGTATATAGTGTCCCCGTCGTAAACTCTCAGTACCTCAGTGATCTCAAGTGCTTGTATTTGCGTGAATACAAAGAATGTTAAGGCTAATATGAGTTTCATTTTAGCCCTTTTAATAATTCTTGAGCTTCATTTATAGGTGTTTTATCTGTATTTTTTTTAAAAGAAATAATTTCATTATCATATAATGATTGGACATGTATTTTATGTTTTTCTTTTAGGGTATCTTTACCAGTAGAAAGAATATGGTTAAGTATTTTTAATTCAACAAATACACGACAATATATTAAATTTCTCTCTGTCCATATGGTAGGGTATTCACGAAAAATAAATTTATTAATTTGACAACCAGTAGAACGTATGCATTTAACCATAAAATCAAAATGAAAAAGAAATTTCTCTAAGGCTTCTTCTTCTGATAAGTGTGCTAATTCATCCCACTCCTTCACTTTCTTCATTCTGATCCTTTCTGGGTCATCCTTTACCCATTCTTCGGTACCAATATTAATTATAGTTTTATATGTAGGATGATTATTCATCCCCGAAACCCCATAGGGAGACCTGCCTGAGTACCCCAAAATAGACTTAATCCCATAGGTATCTTTTAAATATGAATTGAATTTATCTGGGCTAATTTTTATTTCTGGCATTTACCTTCCTCCTCCATTCCATCTATCCACGTACGAACCGTTACAGCAGCTCCTATAAGATCATAAGAAAGTGCGTACATTGGGTTGCTAACTGCACTCTTATGCCTCATGTCTGATGACACTTCTTTCATTAGGGATTCTAGGGCTTTTAGTTTGGTTATGAGGGTCATTTTTTGCATTGATTTACCTTGTATTTCCACTTGCTATAGTATCCAGGTCGCCTTTCATTTGGATGCTCTAACCATTTACAACAATAATCAGGTTCCTCAACAAGTATCTTATGAAGAGAATGCTTACTATCCTCATCTAATATCCTGTACAGTTGCTGTATTTTAGTCCAAGTAGTCGGTTCTTGATTAAATATCACCATTTATACCCTTTTGTTTTTTATAACCCATTTTTTGTGCAGTGTTTTCTAGTATTTTGGTTACTTGGTCAGAAATCTTAAACCTTTCTTTATTGATTCGTATTGATTCATATATACACCCGTTTTTAGTTCTCTCACAAGCTGCTCTCCAATCAAAAAACATTTCGATAAGGTCAAATAAATTCATTCCACTTATCCCATTATCATAATGTTCAGGATGATGTGAGTTATTTGCGTAATGATGGTCAAGAGCTACTTTTAAACCAACTAAAAAAGATTTGTACTCATCACTACCATAAGTACAATTTTTAAGTTTAGGCGTGTACTTATCAAATAATTCTTTTTCAGGACTTTTAAGTTTAGAATTATCGTGTATATTAGCTCTATTAATAAGCTCAATTGATGCTTCTGACAACAACTGGGATACTCTTTTAATATGCTTTAATGTATCTATCGAACTGTCGTATTTACTCATTTTTTTTTCTCCTGTTAGAACATTTGCAACGTTTTTTATTCTTGGCTCTGCGACTTACTCTTGTCCCTTCTGGGTGAGGTCTATTTTTATCTGTGATGATACCCAACATATCTTTAAGTTTTATTATTTCTTCGTCTAAAGGGTATTTATAAGTCATTTATTCTCCTTTTGTTTTAGTCCCTGAAGTCATGTCTACAAGCTCTTCAACTGAACCTATAGGAGTGTGTTTTTCAATCTCTTTACGGGAAAGAGCTACCCATCTACCTGGATCGTGATTTTTAGATAAATCCCTAATTAAACTGTATTTAATGCCCTCTCTTTCCATTTCTTCGTCTACTGTTATAAATATATTTAAAATCATAAATTCATACTGTTCATCATCATCCTCAAGACTTAAATATAGCAAAGGATAAGGAAAACAATATGGCATTTTTTTGAATTTTACGTATTTTAATGAGTTTTTCATTTTAGTCCTTTTGTTTTTTGAGCTCATCTAGTAATATACATGTCCCTGCTGCATAAAAGGTAGCTAAATTTGTCCTTACGACACTACCTGATCCATTTTTTTTAAACCAATCATCAACCCCGCTCCAAAAAACTTTAATGGGGTCATGGCTTAAAAGTGATTTTAAAATCAAATAAATTAAAAGAAATAAAGTTGAAACTGCTTCCCAAAATAACATCCTAACAATATCCATTAATGTAAATATAAAATCACAGATGTGGTAAAAACAAATCGCAAAGCCAATACTGGATAAGGAAAGGGGTTGAGTACAAAGGTTATTGATAAATTCTATCATTTAGTTCCCTTTTGTTTTTTTCCACAATCAGGACAGTACTTAAATGGCATAACTATATCGTAAATTGATTTTTGGATGGCGATTTCAAGGTTCGTTATTTCACCTATTGGAGTGTCTTCCCAGAAGAAATCACTTATCCCATCCTCTGATATATATCCGATCCTGCATACATGCTTCTTTTTAGGCATTAGAATGACCCTTTTGTTTTTTTTCAGTTGATTCTTTTACTGACCGTTCGTATTCTTTGTACTTATTAAGTACATAGTCTATGTATGCAACCCCACACCTTATACAGTATTCTTTTCTCATCTCTTCATGAGTCCAACCCCCATACCCTTTCCCACCCATAACTATATTTTCTAATTGATAAGAAGTGACCATGTCCATGTCTATGAATTTATCTTTAATCAATAGGTATTCTCCTTTTGTTTTTTTTCAACTGCTGGAGGGTTCCATATAATAAAGCAAGAACCCTTACCCCCTCCCCCTCGATATAAAAGACCCTTTAAAATATCATTAATTAGGTAGGCCACTGGATGTAGTATCCGTAGTCCTTTTGGTATAATATGAGCGTAAGTATTCATATAATAT